TTGCAGAGATCGCTGATAAATTTACGCGCAATGAGATCATGACGTCTAACGAGATGCGACAGGTGGTTGGCATGGCTCCACATGCGGATCCGAAAGCTGATCAGTTACTTAATAGCAACATGCCACAAGGGAGTCCGACGCCTACCGGAGTCACGACTCAAGAAGAAGTGAGCGTTGAACCGGATCTTGATGTTCTATCGTCGTCTTTTGATGAAATTGATAAGGCCATTGACGAGGCTATGGTCATGACAAGTATGTCTTCAAATGGGAATAGTTCAAATGCGCCTTGATGATGGAACGATACTCATGCATGGGAGGGCACCATACGATCCAGTCAAAGCCCATGAGTACTACATAAGGACTCGCCAGCTAAAGGGTCGGAAAAAGGGATCGCCAACGTATTCGGTTCAAAAGCCTAGCGGTAAGACAGTTACCCTTACTGCTCGACAATTGACCGAACAACGTGCGTACGCGGCTAAAAGAGTTAATGATATTAAATTAAAATTGGCCGAGTTAAGTTCTCAACTTCGTATTGCTCTAAGAGAAGCTAGGGAGAAAAAAGCTAAAAGCGAAAGAGAGGCGAAAAAACCTCCAACGGCTGCGGAAAAAGCAGAAGCTCGTAAAGAATCTAAAGAGTATAGAACTAAGAATAAACAGAAACTAGCTAATAAGAGAAAAGCCGCAGCAAGAACTGAGAAGAAATCTGAAGAAGCAGACCCTGTTGAAGCACTTCAAACAAAAATTGGACAGATAAGAAAACGTCTTTCGGCTGCTGTAGCTATTCAACGAGCTTTAACTGGAGCTACTAGAAATAATTAACGGCCCAACAATTGATTTTAGGAAGGACGCCAAAATGGGAGTAGAGGCTAAGCCCGATTTTAGTGGCTGGGCCACAAGAGCTGGACTCAAGTGTTCTGATGGTCGGGTGATTATGCCAGATGCTTTTAAGCATCAGGATCAGGCCACCGTTCCCTTGGTTTGGCAGCATGGTCATAGTGAGCCAGCCAACGTGCTTGGACACGCAGTGCTCGAGAATCGCGGTGAAGAAGGTGTTTATGCATATGGATACTTCAACGAGACTGAGACTGCCAAAAACGCTAAAATTTTGATTCAGCATGGCGATATTAAGTCTCTTTCTATCTACGCGAATGGTCTCGTTGAACGTTCTAAGCAGGTTTTTCATGGATTTATTCGTGAGCTCAGCCTCGTTCTATCTGGAGCAAATCCCGGAGCATTGATCGACAATATTACTCTTGCTCATGCCGATGGGGATATGGTCACGCTCGAGGATGAGGCAATTATTTATACGGGTCTCGAACTCGCTCATAGTGAGGAATCTGATGATGCTGCAGACGACGATGATGCAAATGATTCTGCAGATGAGAGCGCTGAGGGCGATGAGAGTGCTGAGGGTTCTGAGAGTGCTGAGAGCAATGAGGACGATGAGAATGATGATGCTCTCGGTCATTCTGCAGATGATCCTACTGTTCAGGAAGTTTATGACTCGCTTACTCCTGAGCAGAAGGATGTTGTCCACTATATGATTGGTGCTGCTCTGGAAAATGCAGGTGAGAATCTTAAGCAGTCATCTACCTCTGATGATGCTGAAGATGAAGATGATGCTGTTGTTCATACTGATAATAATGAAGAGGAAGGACGTCGCATGACTCGGAACGTTTTCGAGCAGCAGAACGGAGGTAAGAAGGTGGAGGATGAGAATGTTCTAACGCACGACGCCCTTAAGGCGATTGTCACAGAGGCAAAGAAGGTTGGTTCGCTGAAAGAGGCCTTCGAGGATTATGCATTTAAGCATGGTATCGAGAATATCGACGTTCTCTTTCCGGATGCTCGTTCGGTCACCGATACTCCCGAGTTTGATAGTCGTCGAATAGAGTGGGTTGCCGGCGTTCTCGATGCTACTCGGAAATCACCCTTCACCCGCATCAAGTCGCTGATGGCGGATCTTACCTTTGATGATGCTCGCGCTCGCGGTTATATCAAGGGTAATTTCAAGAAAGAGGAATGGTTCAGAGTCTCTAAGCGTGTGACGACTCCGAGCACGATCTACAAGAAGCAGAAGCTCGATCGCGACGATATTATCGATATCACCGACTTCGACGTCGTGATGTGGCTCAAAGCTGAGATGCGGCTTATGCTTGACGAGGAGATCGCTCGTGCAATTCTTATTGGCGATGGTCGTCTTGTCGACGATGAGGATAAGATCAAGGATCCTGCAGGTGCGAACGAGGGCGCTGGTATTCGTTCGATCCTTAACGATCATGATCTCTATTCGGCAACTATTATGGTCGATGATGGTGCTACTTCGATCCAGACGGTCGATGCGATTGTTGAGGGAATGCGCTTTTATAAGGGTTCGGGCTCGCCGACCTTCTTTACGACTCTTCCGGTCCTTACCGGGCTTCTCCTCACTCGCGATCAGTTCAACCATCGTATGTGGAAGACTCCTGCCGAGCTTGCTTCGGAACTCGGAGTTGGAAATATCGTCACGGTCGAGGTCATGGAGAGCGAGGCCGACCTTGTCGGTATCATCGTGAACCTGCGCGACTACACGCTCGGTACAGATAAGGGTGGAGAAGTCAACTTCTTCGATGATTTCGATATCGACTACAACCAGTACAAGTACCTCTTCGAGACTCGTCTCTCGGGCGCTCTTACGAAGATGCGGTCGGCGCTTGTGATTCGAAAGTCGCCGGTTGGTAGTGCTCCGATCGTCCCGACGGCACCAAGCTTCGATGGTGCTACTATCACGATCCCGACTGTGGAACACGTTACCTATAAGGATCGTTCAGACGATAGCACTCTGACGGGTACGGTTGCGGTCGCTGAGGATGAAACGGTCACTGTCTATGCCGTTGCTGACACCGGATTCTACTTCGACAACAACGTCGAAGACGAGTGGTCGTTCACGAATCGCGGCTAATAGAAAGTAGGCCTTTATGGCAAGGTTCTATGGTCGTGTTGGGTATGGCGAATCTGTAGAAGTCCTTGATGAGAATGAAAAAGGCACTGGGGTATGGGTAGATAATATTGTTGAGTATTCTTATTTTGGAGATGTGATTAGAAACACAAGAAATCTCCAGGAAGGAGAGAATCTTAACTTTGATCTCAGTGTTCAAAATTCCATTAGTATTTTGGCCGATGCCTACGCTAATAAACACTTCTTTGCCATTCGTTATGTGGAGTGGGCGGGGACTTTGTGGACAGTTTCGGCTGTTGAAGTACAGAGTCCTCGCCTTCTCTTGCGTTTGGGGGAGGTGTACAATGGGCCAACGCCTGGACCTGCAGACGCTGCTTGAGGGAATTACTACTAATGTATATTTCCAACCACCTACAAATATTCAATTAAAATATCCTTGTATTGTTTATAAACGCGACTTTGCCGATACTGAATTTGCGGACAATGCACCTTATGCTTATAAATGGCGTTATATGGTCACTGTTATTGACCAAAATCCTGATAGCGAAATCCCAGGAAAGGTCGCAGCATTACCGATGACCTTGTTTAATCGATTTTATACGGTTGATAATTTAAATCACGACGTATTTAGTATTTACTTCTAAGAAAGGACAACAATGACAGCTTTGACCTGGGATCAGGTCGGCGAGAGGCTGTATGAAACTGGTGTCGATCATGGTGTTCTGTACATTCCTAATGGCTCTGGTGTCTATGATACTGGTGTTGCCTGGAATGGTCTTACTGCAGTCACTGAATCACCAGGTGGTGCAGAGGCTTCGCCGCAGTATGCAGATAACATTAAGTATCTTAACCTCGTGTCTGCCGAGGAGTTTGGTGCGACAATAGAAGCATTTACGTATCCGGAAGAGTTTGGTCAGTGCGACGGTACAGCTGCCCCTTCCGATGGTGTTCTTCTCGGTCAGCAGGGTCGAAAGACTTTCGGTCTCTCTTATCGAACTCGTCTTGGTAACGATCTCAGTGGTACAGATTTTGGTTATAAGCTTCATCTGATCTATGGTGCTCTGGCAGCTCCTTCGGAGAAGGCTTATGCGACGATCAATGACTATCCTGAGGCCATTACCTTTAGCTGGGAGGTTGCCACGACTCCGGTATTAGTCGCTGGTTACAAGCCGACGTCTCTTATCGTGGTCGATTCGTCGGTGGTCGGTGCTACTGAGCTGGCCGATCTTGAAGAGATTCTTTATGGAGCCGAGGGAGTCGATCCTCGTCTGCCTCTCCCGGATGAGGTCATTAGTCTCTTCGCCGGCGCTATCACTGTAGTTCGCCTGGTTGGAGCCAACGCACCGACCTATGACAGTGGCACTCATGTTGTCACTCTCCCGAACGTCACTGGTGTGGACTGGTTCATCAACGGTGTGTCGGCGTCTCCTGGTGCTCAGCCGGCTATGGATGTTGGTGAATCTTCGTATGTCACGGCTGTTGCTGAGGACACTTACAAGATTGAGGGCGACGACGACTGGGTCTTCGATTATTAGACCTTGTTTTTGATAGGAGACTAGAGAATGCTCACTATTGTGATTCCTGGTACTGAAATGTTTGATGAGACAAAGCAAGAATTCTTTACAGAAGGCGATATAACTTTAGAGTTAGAGCATTCTCTAGTTTCACTGTCAAAATGGGAGTCAATGTATGAGAAACCTT